CCCACCGAGGTTGAATGTGACGCCTTTGAAGGCGAATGGCGTGGTGGACTCGTAGGTGACGCCGGAGAGGAGGGCTGTGTCGGTCACTCCCCCATTCACGCCGGAGAAGTTGAACTCCATCATGCCGATGCCGTCGCCGGAGAACGTGATGTCGCAGTTCCCCTGCGCTCCAGCCAAGAGCTTGCGCTGGCCGTCGAGGAAGAAGCCGAGCGTCAGGCAGGAGAGCGAGGACGAGTCCGGGATCCACTCGAAGCCCTGCGCATCGGTCGGCGTGCCGCCCGTAAGAGCCGATGCGCCAGACGTCCCACCCGTGATGGTCTCGCCGCTCTGGAATGTACCGGTAAGGACCACGAACTTGAGCGGCGTAGCGGAACACTGGCCGACTACTCGGCCTGTCGCAGTCGAGGTGCCGCCCGTAATGGTCTCCATCGGAATGAACGGGCCGCTTGTCACCGAGCCGATGGCGATGGTCTTGACCACGCTCTGCTGCGCGCCGCATCCGAGAAAGGGGACGCCGAAGGAAGGGGCGGTACCTACTGCGCCCGACCCCTTGAACTCCTGCTGCCACCGGAGCGAAGCGGGCTCCTTCGTCGTGATGGCGGGGAGGCCGGTCAGGTGGCCTCGCGCGGGCTTGCGCTTGAACATCCCAGGCGTGTTCGAGTACGCGGGCGAGTAGACCGGCCCCTTCGCCTCGGCGGCGGTCAGGGATTCCGCCGTTCCAGGGGTGGATTCCACCTTCGCGGCGATCTGTGCGTTTCTGTTGAGTAGGGGCATCGAGGTCTCCTCCCTATTTTCGATTAGGGAGTCTGCGAAGAGGGGTTGGTCAGGTTCGTGCGGTAGCGGATCTCCACGACGAGCGACACGACGTAGAAGGGCTCCGCCTCGCGCTGCACGATGATCTCGCTCGACTTGAGGAGCGTTTCCCAGGCGTTCTCGCCACGCCGCACGTCCTGCAAGATGGCTCGTTCCAGGTCCGCAAGGAAGGCGGTCGCGTTCTCGGACACGGTGCTGTCGTCCTCGAACTCGATGCGCTGCCAACCCTCAAGCGCAACCGTGAGGCGCTTGTTGAGCAGACTGATCGTGCTCTGGTCGTAGGCGTCCCCACCGTCGATCACCAGAATGAGGGGTGCCTCCATCGCAGATGGTTGCGAGTCCACACCCCACCGATAGACGCCCTTGACCGGCGTGGAGTAGCCAGCCGCCGGAGTTCCACCAGGGGCGATGCCCTGCATGGTGGTCTTCACGTTCGCCAGGATGGACTCGCGGACGCTCGGCATCAGGCGGTCCCCATGCCGTCAAGCGCACCCTTTACGGAGCGCAGGAGGACGTCGTAGCGCTTGGGTAGATCGGCGTCGTGTGTGGCCTTGAAGCCGAGCCGCCCCGCCGGGATCGTGATGCTCTTCTTCAGGACGTAGAGCGGGATCAACTTCTTCCCATCCTTCTGGAACAGGATGAGGTTCCCCGCCTTCGACATCTTGAAGAAGGTGTTAGGGAACGAACGAGCCGGGCCGCGCGACACACCAGCCGCCGTACGTGCGGCCGGGAGCGGGATCGTCAGCCACTGCCCCTTCTTCGGTACGACCGTCCCGCCGAGTTCATGGATGCGGGCGTACTTCGAGGTCGTGTACTCGATGACGGACCAGGAGCCGAGCGACTGCTCACCGGTCACAACGAAATTGAAGGAGCCGCGGAGACCGGATGCGCCTTGGCGGTTGATGAGCCCCGGCCGCCCGCTCAGACGCTCCTTGACGAGAGTCCCTTGCAGGAACCCGCGCACATGCCGACGCATCGCGTGGTCGAACGCCCGCAGGATGGCGGAAGGGACCTTCGCCAGAGCTGCCGCCAACTGATCGGGCGTGAACGTCCCCATCAGCGACCGATCGCCCGGCGGTGCGGGTCGAGCATCGAGGTGACAAGCGGAAGGAGCTTGACCGGTCCCTCGTAGGAGGTGCCGCCGCCCTGGAAACTGGTGCTGGTCGCACCGAGGCGGTCACGCCTGCGGTGCATCTCCGCGCACTGGGTGTCCACGGCCTGCGCGATGTCGGGGTAGGCGGCGATGAACTCCTCGCTCGTCTCGCCGTCCGTCCCGTCCACTGCCCCCATCCCGCCCGTGTAGACGACGCGGAGAACCCGGCGTCCGGTCACTGGCACGAACGGATCGAGGAAGAGGAGACCCCGGTCCTCGTCCACGTAGTAGCCCTCAGGCTCTACGAGGGTCTCGTCCCCGAACTCCCGGCTCGCATCGTTGAACACTTCGAACGCCTCGCCCATGTCGATGGGCCACGCGCGGAGGGCGACCATCGTCTGCCCTTCCTCCAGGTCCACCGTCTCGACGCGCTCGATGATCTCGACCTCGCGGTTGAGGTACTGCTTCGCGCGCGCACTCACACTGCGAAGGAGCGGCGTCAGTTGATCGTCGATGGCGCTTGTGGGGTTGGTCCCCAGCGCGGCCTTGATGCGTTCGACCGTGGAGAGGTTCACCCCTTATTTTCGCGCGGACATGCTTCGGGCCGGGGGATGAGCCCCGGCCCGAAGGTCTTGCTCCGAAGTCGGAAGAGCGATTAGGCGGCGTAGAGGTCGGTGTAGACCTCGAACGAGTCGGGCTGCTTCACGAACCAGTCGTCAGCCCAGACCAACTTCACCAGGATCTGGTGCTTCACGAAGGAGTCGCCTCCGACGTTGGTCGTCTCGATGATGACGTCGTTCCAAATGAAGCGCACGAGCTGCGAGTGGTCGCCGAACACGCAAGCGTAGGCCGAATCAGTGCCGCCGGTCTCGATCTCCATCTGGGTGGAGACGTACACCGGGTAGCCCTGGATCGACCGCTTGGTCGGGCTCGACGGGTCGTTGCTCAGGATGTAGTGGTCGTTCGTGCTGCCCTTGGCCTTGCGGAGTTTGCCCCACAGAGCCGGGTGCATGCGGAACCCCGTCTTCGCCGCATCCACGATCCCGTTGCGGGCCTCAACGGCGGAGATCATGTCGAGGCAGTGGTCGAGCGTGATCGCAGTGGCCTTCGAGGAGACGGCCACGTTCGCGTTGTTGAACAGACCCTCGGGGTTCGAGCCGGAGCCCGTGCCGAAGTAGCCGGTCTGGTCAGCGAACAGCGCAGCCTTGCGCGAGAACTCGCTCCGCACGATCTGCTCTGCGGCCGGATCGGCGTTCTCCGCCAAGAGGCGTGACATCGCCGAGTAGGCACCCGCGATGTGCGGAGCCACGGTGTCCTGATCGAACACGGGCGCGGTCGCGCTCAAGGCGATGTTCTCGGCGAGGTATGCGACCGAGACGCCGCTGGTCAGGCGCGGGAAGGTCAGGGTCTTGCCCTTGACGCCGGTGATAACCGTGATGCCCATCTTGGTGAGTTGGGCCTCCTCGGTGAGGAGCGGCGTCATCTGGTTCGAGTAGACGGCCGGGGTGATGTAGCCACCGCCAGAGGCCGTGGCGACGGACATGTCGCGCGTCTTCAGCGCTTCCATGCCCTCATCGCGGATCTTCTCGTAGCCATCCCAACGGCCCGTGGAGAGACCACGGACGACGGGCATGATCTGGAACTTGACGTCCTTCGCACCGCTCACCGTCTGGGTGGCGTTGCTCTTCTCCAGGCGGTCAAGGCGCACAAGGGCTTCTGCCTGAGCGTCGCTGATCTTCTTCTGCTCATCCGCGCGCTGCTTGCGGTCTTCGGCGAGGGCGGCATCGAAGCGGGCGATGGGGTCTACTGCGTTGTTGGTTTCGGGCATGGGAAGTGTCTTTCGATCACGTCCAAGATTCGAGCGTCACGGCCTTCAGAAGGAGCATCGAGCACCTTGGCGCTCACTCCCTCGACCGCAGGAGGAGCGGAGGCTTCTTGGGGAGCCGTCCGTTCCTCTGAACTAGATTCGCTTCGAGGTGCTTCCTCGTGCGCGTGCATCTCTGCAATCAGGCCCGCACACTCCTGGAGCAGATCCTCGCAGCGCAGCATGACGGCGCAGACCTCGGAGTACGTGGCCGTGTTGGGCGCGTCCGTACGACGGCCCACGACGATGGGCTTCTCGTCGAGCGCCGTTTCAAGCGAGCGCAGGATGGGCTGCC